TCCATTTGCTTGGATCGTTTAATTCAGCACTACTAGCTGGTAAGTTTGAACTATCAATAATTATCCACTGCTGATTCTGAGCACTATATCTTAATGCAAAACTATTTCTATTGTTAATTTTATTAATAACATTTTGTTTAGTTGTGCGTGTTAAATCTGTGCTTAATCTAGGAACAATTCGTTTGATTCTAGCACCACTAGGAATAATACCATTCAGTACTACTGCTCCTTTGCCAGTATTATCAATGCCAGTTGGAGTTCCTGCACTATTATCGTCACCTAGTCCACCTTTATAAAGCCTATCAACTTTAACCCACTGTATATCTGCATCAATAATCGTAGGCTTTACTGTTGCTCCTGTACCGCCGCCGCCGGTAACTGTAATATTCGTAGCTTGATCATATCCGCTACCACTATTAGTGATTGAAACACTAGTAACTGCACCATTTGCTACTGTTGCAGTTGCGGTTGCACCTGTTCCTTTACCAGTAATAGTTACTGATGGTGTACTAGTATATCCACTGCCACCGGCTGTTACTGTTGCTAAACTGATGTATCCTTCTTTATAAGGACTACTAATAAATTCTACTAATCCGTTTAGGTTTGCTTTTGCTAAAGTATTAGCAGACGTATCTCCAACTCTCTGTACATTTGAATTTAATGTAAAGTAACCACTACATCCGTTACTACCTTTTGTTATTTGATTCCAACGAAATGCGTTGGTATCAGCTGTGCCTAAATATGTTATACCACTTGTAGTATCTGAGAAATCTGTGTTTGCATTGTGTGTGGTTGAACTGTAGCCTTGTCTATTATAGTAAAAGTTACTTACTTCAGGATTAGCAAGTAATGGTTTAATATACTTGTTATAAATTGCATCACCTGTTAGGTTATTAGGTAAACTAACTACACTTTTGCTTGTAATATTATCTTCATACAAGTAAGCGTCATCTGTATATTGTATTGCATCTGCGTAAGTTGCTGTTGGATCGTATATGTCACGGAATCTACTATGTCCACTGTGTACTCTGTTGATGCTTTTAATTTTTCTAATGTTTTCACTTACTGTTACAGGAAAAATACTGTAATCTTCTGCTGTGATCATTCTATCCTGTGTTGCAAAGAATCTAGGAGCGTTTGCTTTAATACTAGCAACACTTTCTCTAACACTTGCATTTGTAACATTTGTTTTTAAACTTGCATTAAAAATTGCGTTGTATGTGTTTCCATTTGCACCCAAGTAACTCATTGTAAAACTTGTATTATTAAAAGCATCAGGTGTTAAACTATATGTTTGGTTAAGTCCTGTTCTATACCAAACTCTAATAATACCACGTGGAATATTTCCAAAATTTCCGTCTGCAAATACAATACTAATCTGATCATCTTGTCTACTAGCAACACTAAAAATATCTCTTATATTATTGCTCTTTGCATTAAATATTGTACCATTGCCAAATAGTGTATCAACTTGTGTCCAATTTTTTTGTATTTGTCCTATCTCGTCAATAGTTTGTACCCATACATTGCCATTGGCAACATTATCTGCATCAATATCTAAGACTATGTTAGGCAAACCTTGATCAATTCTAAAATCTTTGTGTGCTAATGTACCTTGCTTAAAACCTACAAAGAATCCAGTATTAGCACTACCAAATCCACTATTGTCATCTTTATACAAAAAGTCAATTACTTTATAAGGATCGGGTGCCGCTTCATTTATAGTTTGCAATGTGCCATTAATTTCTGGATTGTAAAAACTAAAACTAGAACTTGCATTATTAATTAAATTTGAAAAGTTTCTTTCAGCTGTATTGGTTACACTGTTGGTTCTATATATTTCGTTTTTGACTCCTCCAAGAGTAGCACTGCTAAACGGAGAACCAAACTGGCTACTAGATTGAAATATACTGTTCATAACATTTATAAAATTTTGATAGCTGTTGGTATCAGTTACGTCTTCAAATTGTATAGTAGCATTTGCTAAACTGTTACCACTAGAATCAAACACTTCTTCGTCGGTTTTTACACTATCAATTTTTAAATATCCGCTAGCCACAACATTTCTAGTAGGTTTATATCCTAAAAATTCAGCAATACGCAAGGCGCTTTCTCTACGTTCTGCTGTACTCAAGTAGTTTTCTCTACTGGCTAAATCAGCTCTAAAAGCTAAGTTATGCCCTAAGAAAGCTATAAGTTCAACTATTGCTATAAATTCACTACTGTTAATATAGTCGTTAAAGTTCTCTGGATAGTTTGTGCTAATATAATCGACCATCGTATTACGAATGGTTTCAAAATCATATGCTTGAAAATTCGCTTCGCTGAAACTTTCGTATGCTACACTAAAGTCTTCTGCGGCAAATAAACTACTTTGTCTTGCGCCTTGTGCCATTATTCTTCACCTGTAAAGTTTAGAAACAGTTCTTCAGCTGTTCCTGTATCGATATATTCGAGTCTAACCTTGATGGTCAACGAGTGTTCATCAGGTTTTGATAATAGTGTTTCCAATGGTTTCCATCGTGGATCATTGTTTACTATTGCATCTACATCATCATTTGCTAATCTTTCTGTCTGTGCATCAAGAGGTTCAAATACTAGATCCGGAAGTATACTTCCAAATGTAGGATTTTGTACACGTTCGCCTCGGCGAGTGTAAAAATGATTCAGCAGGTCTCGACGAGCAATATCAATATCGGTCAGTGTTTTACTACCATATGTTGATCCTACTGTGCTATATCCTATATACGTTACCATACAAGTATTTATGGTAGAATTAACTGCTGAGTTTATATTTTAATGGTAGTTGCAATAATATCACCAGTATTCATTGTTTTAAGTATCGATAGTTGATTTCCAATCACAGTGAAGTCAAATAAATGCTGTTGAACAAGTCCATTTATGGTAACTTCTAACTTTTCAGATGGTTCCATACTAGGAGATTTTTCTAAAGTAAATGTAGTAACAGTGCCATCGAACGTATAGTTTTTTACAACTACCTGTTTCTCATACTCTCTGACTACATTTCTATTAGCACTTTCCGGACTAAAAGGTAAAAAGTTTCCGGTTTCTGCAAAGTACGAAAATCTTGCTCGTTTTAGCAAATTTGTATCTAATACATCTTTTTCATTTTTATCACGCATCTTGTGTATACCATTTGTGCGTTGCCATAACCTAGTCTTTGGCTTTCCGTAATCAGCTAACCTTAAAATTGTAGCACACTTTACGCATAAACTCTTGTTCTTGTTACTTCTCATCAACATACTAGCTACTATATCAAAATCTTTTAACCTTAATCCATCAAGTAAATCATATATTCCTTCTATAGCAGTAACAGTGAAAACTTTTCCTGTTGCCCAGTTTAACAATACTAATCCGTCAAATACACTTTGCGGATATGCATTGGGCAATTTTGGATTTTGCTGTAATTGTTTTTTAACAATAGATTGTTGTTTGTTAAACGTAACTATCCAGTTATCATATGCTTGTTGTTCAGTAAGTCCTGTTGCATATGTGCCTTCTCCATATGCAGTTCCGTCAAAGCCACTATACTCATCAAAAAAGTCTAAAGCGACATCTTTTGCTTTCGAACTAGCTGTAAGCAAAGACAAATCTATCTCTGTTTTGTATGCTGTTTCATCTTTTACAACATAGTCGCTCCATACAGTTTGAAATTGTCTTTCTACTGTTATCATTGTGGGCCTCTACTAGGCTTAGTAGTCGGATTACTTGTACCAGTTGAACCAATTGCTGACTTATTTGATTTTATATCCACAGCAGGCTGTTTAGACTTATTAACAACATTACTTAAATCGATGTCTATTGCAGTTTGCTCTCCATTAGAACTAGCAACCTGAGGAAGTAGTTCTTGTTCTTCTGTATGTCCTCCCCAAGGTTGAGCTTCGGGTACTCTATCAGTTATACTTTGTTTAACAGTGGTGTTTTCTGTTCTATTATTTTGTACAGTCTTTGTTGCGGCAGTTGCTTCTGGACCGTTCATATCAATTAATTTAGCTGTTGTTCTCATATTACCGCTACATTTAATGTGTCCGTTAAGATCTGTAGTTAATTTTATATCTTTGTTAGCATGTAAGTTAAATTCACCTGTTGCAGATTCTAATGTTATACCATCTGTGCCTCTTGCTTTCATGTTAATACTATCTGCATCTAAATTAAAATTTCCACCAACGTGCAGATTAAAATTTGTTTCGGTATGCATACTAATATCGCTTTGACTATAGATATCTATTTTTCCATCAGCTCCAAATTGAATCCAGTTGCTGCCATCTTGATTAGTGATATAAACAATACCAGCACCATCATGCATTAATATTTGTGCTCCACCTGCACTGCGAAATCTAGCAAGTCTACTTAGTCCTGGTTTTCTATTTTTATCCGGAGCCAGACACTCGTCATCATTAGCTCGTGTGCCATCATCCATAGTAAGTTGATGTCCGCCTGGTGTATTAAACCCAAAAACATTACTGGGTGATTCTCTTCGTTGACTACTACTACTCAGTCCTCTAATACTGTCAATTGCCAAACCTTGTTTTGTAACATATTCAAGTTCTGGGTTTCTAGGTCTAGTATTTTTACCAGCATCTTTTGTGGGAGGAGCATCAAACGTAGGACCAACTACGTCTACTTCACTGTCAAGGAAACATGCAGGAGCAGTTGGGATAGCTCCATTCATTCCGGTTGCAGGTAACGCACCTAAACATATACCAACATCACTATTGTGTACAAATGCTACTAAAACTTCTGTGCCGGGTGCAGGAGGATGAGTACTCATACCATAACTTCTAGTATGATCTTCAAATTGATAGTGACCGCCGTATGGACTAGAACGTCTAACTCTTGTGTATTTGTGTTTCTCGTCGATACTATCTTTAGATCCTAAATATTCATCTCCAAATATTTGTACCCACATATATCCTTCATACCTATCATCTACTATATCTACTACTGTACCTAAGAATAAACCTGTTCGGGTTTTTATGCCTCCAATATTTTTTGTTTTGTCGTACATATTAGGTACGCCACCGCTGGTCAAATTTTTACCTAAATATCTCATACTGTTATCCTGTCATAATCGTTTTAAGCCACTGTGGAGCATTTTTAGCTCTAAATGTGCCATTATCTTCTAAACCTCCCCAATATGTAGCGTTAGGGTTAGCTTGTCCGTACTTCGCTGCATT